AAAACTTTTCCTCTCCGTAGAAAAAGTATTCTTGTACGGCTGAACTAGCAACAGCAACAAATTGTGCATACTTATCGATAGAGTCAGATGGAACCCACATGGTGAGAGATTTAAAAATAGAATCCTCATCAAGTGGACAGAGAAAACATTGCATTCGCTCATCCCATCGCCAAGTTCGCTTTAAGAAAGAAGTGTCATTTATGTTAATGAACGGTACACTTTCCGAGGTCTTGTCTGCCATAGTGTATTCAACACCAATTTCGGCTAAAACCGTTTGCAAACTGGTATGATTGAACCAGTCGCACAATGTGCTCACCCCCATAGCGTTGTCATCACCATACGTGAATGCAGCAACATATTTCTTGAAATCCATAACAGTATGCTCGGGATTCAATGAAATGAAGCCATAACGCAAATACAAACTATTCACAATAGAATTGAGAATGACAGTAAGTGGATGTCCTGAGGGATTAGTTCCGAAGAACTCAATCAGATCACCCAATATGGTGCAACAGGGAAAAGCGATATCATGACCTATACACATGATGTACAACAAATCTGTCTCGTCCCACCCAGCATGTCGCAGAATGTTAACAATGATGTCAAAAGCAGCCAATATAAAATCAGCTAACATACGCTTGTCAAACTTTCCGTAGTCTCCAGCAATGATTCGGTGTAAACCAAACTGTGTCAAATACTTGTAGACATTGTCCCACTCACGGGATTGACACACTAGCCCAGGTCCAGCTTCAAAGAGTAACTGATTCTTCTGCACTACTCGTACAAAAGGTAGCAATTTCTTTCGAACAACAGTTGACCAGGCAGCCGGTGCCCCGACAAAAAGCCGACACTTCCTACTGAGGACCTTGGCTATGGGTACAGCCTCATCCTTATTGTGTCCAGAAAAAATTGGATATGCTCGCAAACCTTGTGCGTATTGCTTCTCAATAACATCCATCTCATCCAAAACTTCTTGGGTGTATGTGACACCATCAGGGTATTCCTCACTCTTGCATTCAACCAAAAATTGCTTCTTAGTTGTATTGTAAGGGAAGCCCATTGAAGTAGAACGATTTATACCATCAATAAATTTGACACCTGGTAAACCGTTAATAGCAGCATGTGTAGATAGAGGAATCAACTCCTTCAAACTTTTAGCAGGCAAACCCTTGATAATATCATTGGTGTACGCTTCAACGCACTTCCGTAAATACATCTTATTGTAATTGTTTTGGGGTTTAACCATGTGCTCCACATTTTGCTTAACTCCATGATAGCTTCCTAAAAAGGGAGCACCATGAGCTACTTCGCGATCGTATTTGACCAAGATTTGCTCTTGCAAGGGCGTTGCACACACTCGAGAGCGTTGGTTTCCTCGAAATCCATCTAATGTGCCATAAACATTGGCATTTACTTTAGGTAGATATCTAAGAAGACTCCTGTGGTGCAAGGGCTGGATTGTATACTTTCGTTTAGAACAACTAAGCATAGGAGATCCACCACCTTGGACATTCAAACTTCGGAAATTTGGATGTTTCATCAGAGCTTCAACATGCGCTAATTTGACACATAAGAAACCAACTTTATTGCCAAGGCCTAAAAGATGCAAGCCCATGATGACCGGACCTCTCGGTGTGGTTCCAACACAAAGCGACCCACACATTCCAGGTGCAGTTTCCTGCGCACTAGTACCAATATATACATCGACAACACTATTTATCTCAGCAACAGGAACATTAAGCTCCTTCTGCAGATTGTAAAATGGAATTAAATCCAAAGTGCCATCCGTTTGACGCATAAGTTCGAAGCCTTTTGACGGGCAGATTTCCTCCTCTAGAAAGTATTTTAAGACACTCTTCTTTGGTGGTACACCTGACACTTCGATCATACAGAGATCCATATCACGCATTACAACCAAATCTTGTTTGTTGAGTGTGAATTCGTAATTGGTGTTGTGCGTCTTAGTGACATCAGAATCAATGACATTAATTACACATTGTGCTGTAACGTGCGCGAACGCATGAGCAGGTAGCAACAATTTTTGTGCAGTAACAAAGATTCCACGCAGAGTCATTGAACGACCATTAGCTCGAACATTAACCGCAACGCAATTCTTATCGAGAATATCTCGAATTTCACTATTGCTTGCTGTGGCTAAACTGCGAGAAGCTACTGGAATTTCAAAAGTCGATATAGTCGGATTAGCGACATACCAGACATTCTGTTTCTCTTCTTTTTCAATCTGAGTTTCCAATAGTTTGTCGGCTTGCAAAGCATAAGTTATGCGCGTGTCTTCTGTCGTAGTGATTGTGGTTGTGAAACCAAACTCGGCTGTTTCAGTAGTTTCAGAGATATACTCTGGCACAACTTCATCCTCAGACTTCTGTGGTGTAACTTTCCGTTTCTGGACAGTTTTATCCTCAGACTCCTGTGACGTAGCCTTCCATTTCTGGACAGATTTGTAGCCCTGATAAGAAGCCAAGGCAACAGTAATCATGGTTAGACCAGCCACTAATCGCCGAATGCGCACATCTTCACGCCACTCATTCAAGCGTGCGTAAAGAGCAATGCTTTCACGTGGGGGCAAGTGGTTAATAGCTGCATAAACAGGATATCTTGTCAGTCTAAACCTCGAAAGATAGTA